CTACCGCACGGTCGTGATCGACAGCATGGACTGGCTCGAGCGCCTGATCCACGCGGAGGTCTGCCAGAAGCGCAGCGTCGAGAGCATCGAGGACATCGGCTACGGCAAGGGCTACGTCTTCGCGCTCCCGTTCTGGCGCGAGGTGCTCGCCGGGCTCGATGCCCTGCGCAACGAGCGTGGCATGGAGGTGATCCTCGTCGCGCACGCGCAGATCGAGAAGTTCGCGAACCCCGAGACCGAGACCTACGACCGCTACGCGCCGCGGCTGCAGAAGCTCGCGAGCGCGCTGGTGCAGGAGTGGTGCGACGAGGTGCTGTTCGCCACCTACCGCGTCCACACGCGCACGGCGTCCGAGGGCTTCGACCGCAAGCGCGTCCAGGCGATCGGCACCGGCGAGCGCGTCCTGCGCACCACCGAGCGTCCGGCGCACGTGGCGAAGAACCGTCTCGCGCTCCCCGACGAGATCCCGCTCGACCACCGCGTCTTCGCGGCCTACGCGCGTGGCGAGAGCCCAATCGAAGAGTCCGCCCCAGCCCAGTCCTGACCACCAAGCACGCAACCCAAACCAAGGAGAACAGCACATGGCAGCAATCAACTTCAACGCGAACGACGTCGAGCCGAACGTGGGCTTCGAGCCCGTCCCGGCCGGGAAGTACCTGGCCGTCATCACCGCCAGCGAGATGAAGCCGACCAAGAACGGCACCGGCGAGTACCTGCAGCTCGAGTTCGAGATCGTCGAGGGTCCGTGCAAGGGCCGCCGCATCTGGGAGCGCCTGACGCTCAAGCACACCAACGACGTGACGGTGCAGATCGCCCGCGGCGCGCTCGCGGCCATCTGCCGCGCGACCGGCGTGATGAAGCCGAAGGACTCGTCGGAGCTCCACAACATCCCGGTGGTGATCACGGTCACCGTCCGCAACCGCGAGGACAACGGCGAGCCCGCCAACGCCGTGAAGGGCTACGCGCGGCGCGAGGGGGCGCCCTCGCCCGTACCCGCCTCGACGTCGCGCCCGGCGGCGGGAGGCGCGCCACCGTGGAAGCGCTGACGCGCGTCTACGTGCTGCCCTACCCGCCGTCGGTGAACGGGTACTGGCGGCGCGTGGGATTCCGCACGCTCGTCAGCCGCGAGGGGAGGCGCTACCGCCGAGCGGTGCGCGCCCTCCTCGCGGCTCGGGCGGACGAGGAGCCGCTCACTGGGCGGCTCGAGGTGACGGTGGCGCTCCGCCCGCCCGACCGGCGCAGGCGCGACATCGACAACGCGATGAAGGCGCTCCTCGACTCGCTCGGCCATGCAGGCGCGTTCATCGATGACTCGCAGATCGACAGGCTTCACATCGAGCGCAGGGAACCCGTCGCGGGCGGCGAGGCCGCCGTGCGGGTCACGGAGATCGGATGATGGAACTCAGGGACTACCAGCAGGCATCCGTCGACGCCGTGTGGGCGCACGTGCGGGAGCACGAGACGAACCCCGCGGTCGTGCTTCCGACCGGCAGCGGCAAGACGCACGTCATCGCCCGGCTCTGCAGCGATGCGGTGGCCTGGGGCGGACGCGTCATCGTGCTCGCCCACGTGAAGGAGCTGCTCGAGCAGGCCGCCGACAAGCTGCGCGCAACTGCGCCCGGCCTGCCGGTAGGCATCTTCTCCGCGGGACTCGGGCGCCGAGACATCGGCTACCCGGTCACGATCGCCGGGATCCAGAGCGTCTACGAGCGCGCCCACGAGCTCGGCCCGCTCGACCTCGTGATCGTGGACGAGGCGCACCTGATCCCGCCGGACGGCGACGGCATGTACCGCCGCTTCCTCTCCGATGCGCGCGCCATCTGCCCGCACCAGCGAGTGATCGGGCTGACCGCGACGCCCTACCGCACCGGCACCGGCGAGATCTGCGGCCCGGCGCCCGAGCACGTCCTGAACACGGTCTGCCACGAGGTCGGCGTTCGCGACCTGATGGACCGCGGCTTCCTCTGCCCGCTCCGAAGCCGCGCTGGCAAGGCGCTCGCCGACATCAGCGCGGTCGCGGTGCGAGGCGGCGAGTTCGTCGCCGACGCGCTCCAGGACGCGATGGACGACGACGCGCTCGTGCGCGCTGCCTGCGCCGACATCGTCGCGTCGACGGCAGACCGCCGATCCGTCCTGCTCTTCTGCTCGGGCGTCCGCCACTGCGAGCACGTCGTGCGGATCCTCTCGTCGGTCCACGGCGTCGAGTGCGGCATGGTGGATGGATCCACCGAGAGCGAGGAGCGCGACGCCATCCTCACGCGGTTCAAGGACGGATCGCTCCGCTACCTCGCCAACGTCAACGTGCTGACCACGGGCTTCGACGCACCGAACATCGACTGCGTGGTGATGCTCCGGCCGACGATGTCGCCGGGCCTCTACTACCAGATGGCGGGCCGCGGCTTCCGGATCGCGCCGGGCAAGGAGGACTGCCTCGTCCTCGACTTCGGCGGAAACGTGCTCCGTCACGGCCCCGTGGACGCGATCCGCCTGAAGGACTCCGACGGCCCGCCCGGCGAGCCGCCAGCGAAGCAGTGCCCGGCCTGCGACGCGCTGATCCACACCGCCTACGCGAAGTGCCCGCACTGCGGCCATGCCTTCCCGCCGAGGAAGGTGAAGCACGACATGGTCGCGTCCGAGGAGCAGATCGTGTCGGGCGCCGACGGGCCGCGGCGCTCGGACGAGCGGGTCATCGAGACGACCTATCACCTCCACGTCAAGCGCGGCGACCCGCAGGCGATCCCGACGCTCCGCGTCGACTACAGGCTCGGATTCAACCGCTGGGTGCGCGAGTGGGTCTGCATCGAGCATCCGCCCGGCAGCTACCCGCACCGCAAGGCCAAGCAGTGGTGGGACCGTCGCTGCAACGACCCAATGCCGTCGACCGTGGAGGACGCGCTCTTCTACGCGAATGCTGGCGGGCTCAGCCGCACCGAGCGCGTGCGCATCGAGACGAAGCCCGGCGACGGCTGGGAGCGCGTGGTCGGCCACGAGCTTGGGGAGAAGCCGCCACGCGTCGAGTCGAACGACGGCCTCGAGAACGCACCCGGCGTGCTGATGCCGGTGCCTGACGACGGGATCCCATTCTGATGCACGAACAGACCATCAACGGACTCAACGGATCCGTCGGTTCGCACGCAGCCGCGTGCGTCGCCGCCGGTCTCTGCGCACTGCCCGCGACACGCCGCGGCGACGAGAAGCGCGTCGCGCTCGCGTCGTGGAAGCCCTTCCAGTCGAGGCGGCCGAGCGAGGACGAGATCCGCTCGTGGTTCGCCGCAGATGGCGGCGCCATGTGCCTCGTCTGCGGCGCGGTCTCGGGGAACCTCGAGATGATCGACTTCGACCTCGGCGGAGAGGCGTTCGACGCGTGGCGCCATGCCGTCGAGGCCGCGGCGCCCGGGCTCGTCGCGAAGCTCGTCGTCGAGAGCACGCCCTCGGGCGGCAGGCACGTGGTCTACCGCTCCATGTCGGCGGTGTCGGGCAACCTGAAGCTCGCGCAGCGGCGGATCGAGGCCGACGGCCCGGAGCCGATCGTGGTCGGCGCCAAGTCCTACGTGCCGCGCCAGGACGCGTCGGGCGCGTGGGCGATCACGGTGACGATGATCGAGACGCGCGGCGAGGGCGGGCTCTTCCTCTGCGCCCCGAGCGAGGGCTACGTCGTGCTGCAGGGCGACCTGAGGAACCCGCCGGTGGTGACCGCCGACGAGCGCGACCTGCTGCTTGGGTCCGCGTGGGCGCTCAACGAGGTGCCGGAGCCCGTCGTCGGCCGCTCGGAGCCGACGCACTCCACCGGCGCGGCCGTCCGGCCCGGCGACGACTTCAACCGCCGGGGCGATCCGCGCGACGCGCTCCGCCGCTGCGGCTGGTCGCTCGCGCGTCCAGGGCAGAACGAGCACTGGCGCAGGCCCGGCAAGTCCTCGGGGACGAGCGCGACGCTCAAGGACGGCACGTTCTACGTCTTCAGCTCGAACGCGGCGCCCTTCGAGGCGCACAAGGGCTACTCGCCC